CACGGTGAAGGTGCTTTAGCAGCAAACACTACAGCATCAAATAACACTGCTGTTGGAAAAGATGCACTAACAGCAAACACAACAGGAGAATTTAACGTAGCTGTAGGTACTTTGGCTTTAGATGCTAATACAACAGCAGACAATAACACTGCCCTTGGTTATCAAGCTTTAAGTACAAACACGACAGGAGCACAAAACACTGCTGTTGGTCAATCAGCTTTACTTGCAAATACAACTGCAAGTAACAATACTGCTGTAGGTCAATTTTGTCTAGGATCAAACACAACTGGAACTGAAAACGTAGCTGTAGGAGCTAATGCCTTAGATGCCAATACTACTGGTAATTCAAGTGCAGCTTTTGGTTTTGAAGCTTTGGGTGCTAATACTACAGGAGCTGAAAACACTGCTTTAGGTACTTCATCAATGCAGCAAAATACTACAGGAGCAAGTAATGTAGCGGTAGGAAGTCAAGCTTTAAAAGCTAATACAACTGCTAGTAATAATACTGCTGTTGGGTACAAATCTTTACTAGCAAACACGACTGGAGCTGAGAATACAGCCGTTGGTTATCAGTCATTGCATGATTTAACTACTGGATCTCATAATTCTACCTTTGGTGATTCTTCTGGGTCAAACATAACAAGTGGAAATGGTAATACTTGTATTGGAAGAAGAGGTGGAGAAGCCGTTACAACAGGTGATAATAATACAATTGTTGGTTATCAAGCTGGCGGTAATGGAACATTTCAAACTGGTAGTAACAGCATGATGCTTGGTCATTTAACTTATCCAAGTTCAAATAGTGTATCTAATGAAATAACACTTGGTAATTCATCAATTAGTACATTAAGATGTAATCAAACATCAATTAGCTCATTATCAGACGCAAGAGATAAAACAGATGTTATTGATATTCCTGTTGGTCTTGAATTTTTAAATAGTTTACGACCTGTCAAATTTAAATGGCAAAGAAGAGAACCAGATGCAAATGATGGTTTAGTGAGAGCAGGGTTTATTGCACAAGAATTACAAGAAGCACAAAAAAATTCAGAATATCTTGATTTGGTTATGGACAACAACCCAGATAAATTAGAAGCAAAACAAGGAAATTTAATTCCAGTTTTAGTAAAAGCTATACAAGAATTATCAGCAAAAGTAAAAGCCCTCGAAGCAGGGTAAACTAAAAGTAACCTAATTTTAATTATGGAAGAAAAAACCGCAGATGAAATCGCAGCAATCTACTCTGCTGCTGGTGATAGCGTAACCGTTATCGGTACTGCTCAAGGGTCAGATGAAACTGATGATGAATTTAAAGACAAAATCAAACGTAACGTAGAGCATCTTGAGATTATCAAGGACTACAAGAAACTTGATGAAACGACTTCTATCTGGACATCAGAAGATTTTACAGCTATTGATGCTGCTGTTGTTGCTGGTAAAAAACTCTACTAAATTATGAATTTACAGGAAAGACTACAGCAACTAGCTGTTGAAAGGCAGAATCTTACTATTGCCTTGCATGAGATTAATGGAGCGATGAAGATTTTGGAACAACAGATTCTTGAGATTCAAGAGACATCCGAAGCAAACCAGCCATCAGATACAGAGGCATCAACCCCACAAGAAGCAACAGCACCATCAGAGTAAGTGGTGCTACCATTTTATTAAGTAATTCTTTGACCATGTTTCAAAAAATCGCTAATGTTTTGAGTATTGTCTCATTTTTAATGGTAACTTCTGTCATTGGTGGAGGGTACTTTGGATATAAATATGTAACATCAGAACAATTCAAGAATAAATTAATGAACGAGGTGCTTGAAAACGTACAAAACCTAATGCCAAAAATGTTAGATAACAATATACCTGATACAACTGGCAAATCTATACCAATACCATTTAAGTAATTGGAAATACAAGAAATATATATTCCTGATATATCTATTCCAGTAATAAATGATCCAGAGATAACAATACAACCATCATTTCCACAAGTACCCACTTTCGGTTGCACTTCCACTCATAGAGATACAAAAAATACAGGTAATTTTAATCTGATATTTGATGATCCAAGTGGTACAAGTACAAGCTGTCCTTATCCAACTTTCATACCCCTAAACTACCAGCCAGATCAGTTGATAATAGTGGAAGAAAGCCTGCCTTCCATAGACTCACCACCATTACCAAAATCACAGTCAACTGAAGTACCAGAAATAAAAAAAAAGAAAGAGGATAATATTTTGCCACCATGCCCTGGTAAATCAAACCAGCGAGTTGGGGATTTTCGTAACGAAAAACGATTGGAGCGTGTCATTGGACATGAAAGAGGTGATGATGGGGTTGAATGTATAACGCTTTATGAGGATGTCCCGTTTAAAGATCAGTACATTCCAGAAGTTTCTAGCATTGTATCTACTGCTGTTATTGGCTTGGTCGCTGCCAGTTCTCCATTTTTACTTAATATCGTCAAACCATTAGTTAAGAATCTCGTAAAAAAACTTACAAAGAAAAAAGATAAGGTAGAATAATTTTCAGACAAGTCTTACCACAGCCCGTGGCTTGTCTTATTTTTTTACGATGGCTAATATTAAAGTGGTGGTCATAAACCGACTCCTCACACATACTTCAAGTAGGTAGGTTTTCTTTGTTTTCCTATCTACTTTTCTTTTTCTATCTTGTGGGTGTGAGGTATTACCTGATTAGGTGGGATTGTAACTTTTATCCCTTCACAACTAACGGCATAATCACCAACGAATTGAACACCAAGCTTTGCTTGTTCCCCACATATTTTGAGCCGATACAAGGCCATCTCCATTTTGGTTTTTTCTATTAATAATTCCTGAGCCTTGATATTAACGCTTGCTGCCTTTTGGCATAAATCCTGACCCTTACCAAGTGGAATATTGAACTGCATACTGATTCCATAGTTTAAATTATAATTATCCTTTTCAAACCGTGGTGTCTCCTGAACATACTTGATTTCTCCAGTATCCTCGTCATAGATGTTCTGTCTTGTAACCTGTTCTATAGGCCTGTTAAAGCTCCAAGCATCGGTCATATAAGGGGTGATCGTTAATGAAGGGCTTGAACATATAATGCCCTGTGAATATTTATTAGTGGGTACTCCTGATGGGGTTATCATTGTTGCATTATTGTTCACTACCCCTTGTGCTGTACTGTTGGGCGAGGCAACGGTGGTCGAGGCAAACACCTCAACAGGAAATAATAATATTGATATTACTGCCCAAAGGTAGTTTCTATTTGAGTGGTTTGTGTTGTGGTGATTGTCCTTGTGATATTCGTTATCGTGTCGAGACCTGGAGAAATTACAGATTCGACTAAACTGAAGGATTGACCAGGGGTTGTGATTTTCCATCTTGGGGTTGATTGGATGTCAGGTGCTTGCCATTGAAAATTTACGTTATTAATGGTCTGCACATCTTCTTTGGTTGCAGCAGGATTAATGTAACCATCTGTATCAGTGCTTTCAATATTATGACCACTTACTGAATAGCTCCATCCTGTCCGATATTGATAACTCGATATTTGCTCGTTCACTACAGTCTGGCTTGTGGAATTTGTCGTTTGAGAGCCAGTGCGGAACGTGGGGGTCACATTTGACCATGCTTTTGTCGGTAGGAATATTAAAATTAATATCCAAAATTTAGTCAAGCGTAATTGTAACAGCACTTTGAATCACACAACTTGAACCTGAACCATTTTCAGCATTTGCACCGCTACAGGTATGCGCTCCAGAACTTAAACTTGTAATCGTCAAACCAGCATGAGAACCACCAGCCCCGACTGTTGTCTGTCCACTTAATATTGGTAAAGTTGCGATTCCGTTTGTAACTGATACATTTCCTGGATCTTTGTCACCTAGCATCAGCGATTCATTAATACTGAATGCAGACCCTGCAACTTTTACTTCCTTAACACTTGCAGTAACTGAAGGAACACCGTTCCAATCATTACCACTGATCCCAGAATAATCCAAGCCACCTATTCTGTTTGTATAGTAAGTCGGGTTGCCATCTGAATCATTTGATCCTGTTGCCACTTTTACATCAATATTGCTTCCACTTAATGAATAGGAAGATGCTGCCCTTTGAGTGACAATATAAGGCATATCAACTTGCATACTTGCAGAGGTTGTATATTTTGCCGTTATATCAGCAAGAGCAACTGATGGTGTGAAAGCTAATAAAACAACAGGAATTAATTTTTTCATTTCTTTGTAGGGGGTGGATCAATAATCTCTGCTCCTATTATTTTAATAGGGGTTTCTACTCTTATAGTCTGCACCGAACCGTTATTATTTGCAAGTTTCTTAGTCTCCTCCTGAGTTTCTTTGCGTTTTTTAGATCCCTCAAGACCGAATGTAGCCAAAGCCCCAGTTAGGAGCGAAGCAGGAAAAGTGATGTCTTTGGGTTCTGTACTATATCCAGGGATCGTTATGTAGTTAAGAGAAACTATAAATCCACTCCAAACTACAACACCCAATCTTACAAAAAGACTGATTATCGCCAGTTGTTCTTCTTTATCGTCAATGCTTTCTTTTATCTTTTGCAATGGATTTTTCTTTTTTTCTTCAGCCATAACTATTAAAATTAGCCATAATACTTTAATTATAGCCAAATCATGCCAGAGGTACACGCAGCACTGATTGGGGCAGCAGCCACGG